ATTCACGTAATGGCTACCCTCACCACCGCCACGTCCGCCTAGCTTAACCATAGTGAACTTATCACCATAGCTCTTAAACTGGCTGAAATAGCTTGTTGTTGTGCCCTGATAACTGGCAACATCAATACCTAATGTATTGGCTGATACACCTGAAATCGCGGCAACTAAAAAGGCAACCGCTCCAATTGAAGCAATCACCCATCGTTTTAACTTATTCAATTATCTTTCCTCCTTGTGGAATAGCGTTTTGATTTGTTCGTCATGTTTTGTGAGCGTGACATCATGGCCATCTACACGGTCTTCTAGTTTTTTAAAATCAGATCGGATTTTATCCAGTGTGCTATTCAATGTTCCAAAGTTTCCGTTTAATTCACGAATTTGCGTGCTCAACGGATTAACTATCCACACTTTTACAACCGCTGTTAAAACAGTAACTACCGCACTACCAACCGCTATCCAACCGACAATATCGTGTGGAAATGCCATATTATCCCTCCGTTGTTTCCGCCGGAGCTTCTGCGATAAGCGCTTGAATTTTCTTCTTGGCTGCTGCCTTGATGTCATCTTCTGATGATGTCAAACTAACGCCGTCTTCTGGCGTCACTTGCAAATTGCCGTTCAAGCTATTTGGGAACGTACCTGCGTTAAATGAAACGGACGCGTACTTCAATGTCAACTTACCGTCAACAAAATTTACTTGTAAATCTCCAACTGTCATATTCATGATTATTTCTCCTCTGCTTTCTTAGGCTCTTCTCGTTCCTTTTCTTGATATTGTTCAACCAGTGATTCTAGTTGAGCTTTAACAAGTATTAACGTTGCGTTTTCTTGTAATAATTTTTGAATTACTTTATTTGTATCTGGTTGCATATTTTTTCTCCAATGTTTTAATTCTTTCGTTTAATTCACGTATATATGGTATTAATACAGTCCAAACTCTATCGTATTCTAATCCCTCTATTTCTCCAGTGTTGTGGTTTTTACTTACAAATTCATCAAGACCAGCTTTTTCTAAATCTTCAGCTATTAAACCAAAGTGTGGATTTATTGGCAATTTTTCAGAATTTTCATCATTAATTTTATGATTCAATTCATCAGCATATTCTTCTGTTTCTGATTTATCAAACCAACGAGCAGGGTCAATACTCAAAAGTTTTTCTGCTTTTTCCGTGTCATTATAGTGCGTTATAGATAATTTATATTTAGAAGCAGATGTCGTTCTACCAATATACCCATTAGAGCTAACAAACAAATTAGGTGAAAAAGAATAAGTTCTGTTATATGCCCATGTTGAAGAAATTATATGATCGCCTTGAAGCAAACCTAATCCATAGTTAGAATCATCGCTATTTGGATTAAAGTACATCCAAACATATTGACCATCATCATATCCCGCTGGTTGGAAAAATCTTTTTGCTCGTAATACGTATGTCGCCACGTAGGCATTAGCATCATCTTTATCACCAGAAGATAAAACTGTTGTATTAGTGATGTTTCTAGCATCAAGAGTTTTGTTCGTAGACAAGAACATTCTTGATGTTTCACCTCTTAATTGCAAATCTCCGGGAGTTAAAACCGAAATATTATCATTAACATCTTGATCATAATTATTTCTGTTTCTTAAATATATTTCCGCATTTCCAGAATTAATATCAATAGATTTATTGATACTTCCTGTTGAAAAAAGTCTACGTAATTTTATGGTATCTAAACCATAAAAAGTATATGCGCTGTAAGATCCGCCATCTTCTGATCGTGATGGCGTTACAACTCCACTAAAATCCAACCTCCTTTTTCCAAGTGTCCAACTTCCAACGTAACGTCTAGGGAATATTGCTTCATCTAAATCAGTCCAATCATAACTCCCGTGTATTTTACTATTATCGTTATACAATAATATATCTGACGCGTTTATATTTATACCAGTTATCGCACCTGAAACAATATTGCTTGCATTCAAGTTGGTTATATTAACTTGACTACCATTTAACGTTCCAACAGTGACGTTAGAGGCATTAACCTGAACAGCGTTGACCTGCTTAGCCCAAAAATTACCGTCAACCGTTGTATCGGCTGTAATCGCTAAATTCTTACCAGCAATTTGAACACCAGAACTATCCTGATTGATTAAACTAATAATCTTGCCATTGTTGTCAGTCAAAGCAGATGCTATCTGTGATGATGTTTGTGTCTGAATACTTGTAGCTAATGTGCTACCTGTGATGATAGACGTTCTGCTCAACGCTGTTTGGAAGTCAGATGAGATATTACCACTTGAATCACGCACAAAGTTAGATATACCGTCTGCGGTGATTTTCACTTGTGCAAGGGCTGCGTTGTTGTTGTAGTTACCCGGGACGTAAGTACCGATGGTATTAGTAAAGCTTACCATTGGCTGGAAGATATAAGCGTTAGTTCCTTCTCTTGTTTCAAAACGAATATCAACTTGTTTTGCATCAACTGGTATTGAAATGTTTTCCCACTTTAAAACGTTATACTCGTTCAAAGTGCTATCGTTCCAATTACCCATTGTGTTTTGCCCAAGAGATACGCCATTTTCATCTTGCCACACTAACCAGATGTGACAATAATTATCCATTCTTTTAGTATTGACACGCCATTTTAAAGACATAACATCTGCAATACGACGTGTGTTTGGCAATAGAATGGTTTGTGATAACCTAGCATAGGTATTAGCATCTGCGTTTAAAGTGTTAAATCCAATACCTCGTGAACCATAGATAGCAAATGACGCATACGGAGCATTACTTCCTGTGTCGGCAGATAAAGTCCACCCTTGCAAATCAGGGCTAAATTCAGTGTTAAACAACTGGTTTACTTGCCCTAGATTATTAACTTTATCTGATAGTTTGCTTACTGTTCCGATCCAACCATCATAATCAGCTTTCCACTGTGACAGTGACGTATTAAGTATTGATTGGTCGTCATCATAATCAGTTTTAGTTAATTTAAGGTCAACTTCACCAGCTAATTTGGTTAAATCACTTGATAGACCAGATATGTTACCGTTTGCATATTCCTTATAATCTGATAATGCTTGCTGCGTTCCGTTAGCTGTATCTGTTGTCTTATTTAGCTTAGTAGATAAGTCTCCCGTCACTTTGTCGTAATCAGTCTGACTAACTTTTTTAGTGATTGCAGTAGCATTAGCTTCGATACCAGCTTGCGCTTTACTAATTCGTTTATCTGCATCTGTTGTGTATGTTGATAAGTTAAATGCCGCATTATCAGCGGTTAACTTAACCTTAGCCAGTGCGTCATTATTGTTGTAGTTCCCTTGTACATAAGTGCCTACTGTATTTTCAAATACTAACATAGGTTTGGATAGCCATGCTTCACCGGCGCCACGCAAGTAGTACGTCACGTTCATGTATGCTGTATCGGCTGGAGCAACAGTGTTTTCAGACTTTTGCAAAGTCCAATCAAGCGTTTGAAAATTCTGTTTACCGTATGTTACAGCTAGTGAACTACCATCTTTTTTGTAAAAGGTTATCGAATATCGCCAATACACAGTTGAATTATCAGGTGACGTTGGCGCAAATTTCATCATGGTACTAAAAGATAAGACTTGACCTGGAACAACTGGAATTGACTGTCTCAATTGGTCATATCCAGTGTTCGTTGTCTTGATATGCACCACGTTTGAACCTTCATAGGTTGGCAATCCAGATGACAATTCAAACCCAGCATCAGCACTCCAACCTTGAAAGTCTGGTGTAAACTCTGTGTT